CTTGGCAGACAACGAGTTCTTCGTAGGCAACTATGAGCGCCATGTCAGGGACATTGTAGGGCACGGCAAGAAGCTGATCTGCACTTTCGATAACGTACCCGATCACCTTTTGCACCCCTACGGTGCCAACGACGCCGAGCTAACCTATCGCCTACTGGAAGTCTACTACGACCAGATGCAGCACAAGGCTAACCTAATCAAGCTCTATCAAGAAGAATCGCTGCCTACCATGTACACGCTGGCAGAAGCCGAGTACAACGGCGCTCACCTCAACCTCGATAACGTCCGTGCCTTGGGCGAGGGTTTCCAGGCAGAGATGGACGACCTCACCGCCAAGTGCCGCGAGCTTACGCAGCCTGACTTCAACCCCGGAAGCACCCAACAAGTAGCCAAGGCTCTCCGTGCTATGGGCTACGCCGAAGACATCCTGGACGAGAAGGCAGCCTCGGGCTACTCTACGGACAAGGACACCCTACTGGAACTTTCAAATGACCTACCGTTCGCGGACTACATCATCAAGTACCGTAATCGGAACAAGTTCCTTGGCACCTATGTAGAGAACGCCCTTGCCCAAGTGGGCGACGACAACTGCATTCGCTTCGGCTTCAACCAGACAGGCACGGTCTCGGGTCGCCTATCTAACACGTTCTTCCACCAGATTCCCAAGTCCAAGGACGACGACGTAAAGGCTGGCAAGCTAACTATGCGCGACATGATTGACGAGGAAGACGACTTCCTTATCTATCACGCCGACTATTCGCAGATTGAACTCTGGGTATTCGCCATCATCACCGGCGAGCAGACCCTTATCGACGCCCTCTACCGTAAGAAGGACGACCCACTCGGAGACGTTCACACCGCCACGGCAGCGGGCGCACTCCTTTGTGAGCCTCATCAAGTCAGCAAGTTCAACCGTGGAGCCGTAGGTAAGCCACTAAACTTCGGCGTCATCTACGGTTCCGAGGGTCACGCTCTGGCTCGCCTGGAGTACGAAGACCTCTTCACCAAGCAGAAGAGGAAGATCGGTCGCGACAACGCCCTGGCTTTCGTGCGCAACTTCCGCCAGAAGCACCAGAAGGTCGATGAGTACCTGACCAACCTGCCGGACGAGGCTCGTTGCCGTGGTAATAAGGTAGTCACCATTTTCGGGCGAGAGATCATCATCCCCGACCTCAGCCACAAGGAAGAGTACAAGCGTGCCGCCGCAGAGCGGTCGGCAACTAACGTCTCAATCCAAAGCCCTGCCGGAGCAATCTGCATTCGCACGATGAACTTCATGAAGAACGTCCTCGACGAGTTGCAAATTTCCTCAGAAAGAGCTAAACTACGGATAACTGTACACGACTCGATCACCTACGGAGTCCACAAGGACTACATCGAATGGTTCGATGAGACCTTCCGCTCCGTGGCATCCCGTCCCATCCCTGAACTCGGCGGCATCCAGCTTCCCGTAGAATCAGGATGGGGCAAAACCTGGGCCGAAGCAGAAAGGAACGCGCACTAATGGCAACCAAGAAAGCAAAAGTAGAGAATCTGTTCGTGGTAACCGATTCAGGCCGCTGTTTCGTGGATGAGGACGGCTCGCCGATCGAGGACTACGACTCCCTCATCTTCACAGCAGAGAAGATTGCACTCGATGCAGCTCAAGATGCTATGTCAAGCGATGAGCAGCTCTTCGACGAGGACGAGGTACTCACAGTGTTCAAGCTCGTACCAGTCGCACGTGTCAAGCGCGCCGCGCCTGTGGTGGAGAAACTATAATGGCAACCAAGAAAGAAAAAGTATGGCATCTTGTACTGGATGAGGAAATGTGTTGCTCCGTCAATGCCAACGAAACTACGCAAAGCGTTGAGTTTGATATGTTCGAGAACGAAAAGGCTGCCACCAATGTAGCCTCTGTTTTCCTTCAAAATCAGAACAAAAACGAAACGGACATGTTAATGGTCTACAAACTTGTGCTTGTTGCGCGAGTCAAACGGTCCAAGACTGTAGTGGAGAAGGTGTAATGCGTAATGTAGGAGTATTCGACGCCAATACCCTCCAGTTTTTAGGAGGTGTTTACGTACATAACAGCGCGACAGATACACACTTATCTGATCTGATATATGATCTATGGCGCAATTGTGATCATGAGGAAATATTCTTTGAGACAAGAGAAGGAAATAAGGTCTTTGTATACCCAATGAATGAAAAGGAAACATAATAATGCCCTCCGTATTCATCGAACAGGCAACCGAAGAGGGTACCGAAGTAGTGGAGGTCACGCTCGACGAGCAGGACTTCTCTATTGACGAGACCCAGATTGACGCCACCCTATGCAGCATGGGCAAGCTCATCCTTGGCTACGGTCAGATCGAGGCAGAGGTCAAGCTCCGTGCTGGACGGCTGCACGCCGAGCTTGAGCGCGTCAAGGCTCTACTCGATACGCAAGTCCGGTCTGAGTTTCAGAAGTCAGGTGAGAAGGCAACCGAGGCACGCATCGCCCATGCCATCACTACCAACGAGGACTATCAGGTCTACGTTCAAGCCCTCAACCAAGCCGAGCGCGACCAAGCTATGATGCGCTGGGCTATGACAGCTCTGATACACAAATCAGAATGTCTCCGGGCCTACGCTTACCGTGAGAACCAGAGCATGAAGGCGGATAACCGATCATGACCTTGTTCGACGGCGCAGACTACGACCCGAGCAGAGATGACGAAAGGCTCACGGTTCAATATACGCGCCTCTTCACCTTGATGAAAGACGGAGTATACCGTTCGCTTTCGGAAATTTGGGAGATTACTGGAGACCCTCCAGCCTCAATCTCAGCACAACTTAGACACATGAGGAAGCCAAAGTTTGGTTCCCACACTGTGAATAAGAGATACGTCGGTAATGGACTTTACGAGTATCAATTAGTAACAAAGTAAAAAGGAACAAAGTAAACATGGCACTTCCAGTCTTTGAGAGAAACACACAAGCAATCGAGCAAGCTCAGGAATCAGAGCGCGCCAAGGCGGCGGCTCGCGAAAATAGCGTATTCATTCTAAACCCGAAGCCCGGTAAGACTAGCTTCCGCGTGCTCCCAGCATGGGACGAGCGTGGCGTATGGTATCACCAGATTCTGGAACACAGCTTCTTTCTACCCAACGTACCTTCGCCTTTCTTCTGCATCGAGGAAAGCCAGGGTCGCTGCCCTATCTGTGAGCACGGCGCAAGCCTTGCAGCAGCAGGACAGGAAGAGCAGGCAAAGCGGTTCCGCGCGAAGAACGCCTACTTCCTGAACACCATCATCTTCTCGGACTCGACCGGCAAGAACACCATCAAGAACGGTGTTGTTCCAATGCAGGTTGGCGTCACGGTGATGAAGGCTCTATGGGATCTCGATATCGACGTGAGCAGTGGGTACGGTGATATCACCAACTACAACACTGGCTTCGATATCAGCATGGAGAAGTCAGGTACGGGTCTCCAGACCAAGTACACGGTCAAGGCATTCCCCCAGCGCACAGACGTGATCGCACGCCTACAGCAAGAGGGAATCAATCCTGAGGCGCTCAGCCTACACGCTCTCGATCAGCTACGCCCAGAGCTATCGTTCGACGATCTCTCGGCACAGTTCGAGGCTGTAATGAACAACTCAGCCAAGCCTTCGGCCCAGCCAGTGGCAGTTGCTACAAAGCAGCCAGCCAAGCCAGGACAGACTCCTGCACCAGTAGCCGCAGCGGCACCAGTGCAGAAGTTCGCCACGTCGGGTGGTCCGACGATCGGCGGCCTCAAGATCGCTCCTCCTCCAATGCCACGAGGTAAGTAACAATGACAACCCCAAGTGAAGATCAGCTCAAGGATCTCGCAACGACCTACGCAAAGGGAGTAACGCTCGCTGTGCTCGCTCAGCAGTTCGGCGTCAGCATCCCCACGGTAACGAAGTGGGTACGCAAGGCAGGGGGCACGATTCGTCCTCGTGGTCAGCGCAAGAAGGGCGTAGTAACAACTACCTCCGCTCCCGTAGCTATCACGGTTACTGCACCCGATGTAGAGCCAACCTCTGATACAGTATTCGTACCAGAGGCCCAGGTCGAACGTCAAATCTTTCAGATGGAGTAACAATGGCAACACGAGAAGAAATGCAGAAGATCCTCGACAAGCTGAACAAGGCGAAGATCGGGGGCGAAGGTGAGCAAGGGCGCAATGCTTTTGCCAATGACCTGGGACTCAGTTCACACGTAAAGTTCGGCATTCCGACTCGTATTCCAGAACTGGACCTCTCATTGGGCAGACCGGGATACCCCGCAGGGCGTATCATTGAGTTCTACGGTCTACCTATGAGCGGCAAGACAACTGCGGCCCTCCACGCTCTGGCACAATGCCAGAGAATGGGGGGACTCGCGGTCCTGGTCGATACCGAGATTGCATTCGATGCAGACCGTGCAGCCGAGTGCGGCGTCGTTATCGAGGATCTAATGATCCTGGAAGCCAGGGACACACAAGAGATCTTCGAGAAGATAGATATCGTTATGGCTACGCACGATCCGAAGAGCCCTCTACTGATCGCAGTAGATAGCATCACGGCAGTTCAGACCCGCGTAGACGCTGCTCGCGATATTGACGAGGGCAGCCGCGTAGGTGAGCACGCCCGTGCAATCCGCGCAGGACTCCAGCGCCTCAATCAGAAGATCGCCGACACTCATACCTGCGTAATCTTCATCAACCACGCCACAGCATTGATCGGCCGGACGTTCGGTAAGCAGTCGGACTCGGCCGGTGGCAACGCAATCAAGTTCTGGTCGAGTGTTCGATTGCAGTTCGCATTCGTAGCGAACATCAACGAAGGCGCACCAGGAGACGAGCGCACACGACGCGGACAGAAGAGTAACATCGAGATTGTCAAGAACAAGGTCAGTGCCACGGGAAATCCTGTCATCACCCTTGAGCTAACCGAGGAAGGCTTCGACTTCTATCAGAGCCTCTGGGACGCCTACGTCAAGATCGGTGCGCTTGAGAAGATCAACAACCAGTCCTACTTCTTCACCTCGACAGAGACGCAGATGGGTCGCAAGGACTGGCGCAAGTTCATTGACAAGTTCGCAGGCAAGGACGGCAAGGTGCTCGGCCCAGACGGCTGGTACAAGCACTTCCTAACAACGGCAACGAACGATGGCTACATCAAGCCATACGGACAAGCACATGTTGATCGAAGTGTCGATGAGCCTGATTCTGAATCCTGATTACGTCGGCTTCTATCTCGGAACCGAACGTATTCCCGCAGACCCTCCACATGACGTGATTGAAGCCAGGACGTTTCTATTGAAGATCTGGTTCATCATGTTCCAACTCACAATCTACCGATGAAATCCTTCGTAGTATTCTCCGACCTGCATCTGCACCAGTGGCAGTATGGCAGCACCATCGTCCACGGAATGAACTCGCGCCTTTGGCAGCAAGTTCGTGTGGTAAAGGACATTATTGAATACTGCAACAACAAGGATATCCGCGAAGTCGTATTCTGCGGAGACCTGCTTCACACCAGCAACGTCACAGCCGAGGTTAGTCAAGCCGCATATGAAGCGTTCAAGGGTTTCAAAGAAAACAAAATCGACCTCACTATCATCGTCGGGAACCACGACCAAGCGTCTCGTTCAGGAGAGACCCACGCTCTTTCCTGGTTTAGAGACCATGGGCTCGTTATTGACACAAGTATGGTCCCGGCAGATAATAGAACAGTTGCAGGGCTCGACGCCACTTTTCTCCCTTACACCGACGACAAAGAACAACTCGAATCCTGGCTCCAGGGATTCCGAGATGGTTTCCTTTTCCTTCATCAAGGAGTAGGAGGTGTTGAAGTCAACTCTAAAGGCTTTACACTCAATGAGATACTTACTCCTGACATGGTGCCTGATCGTTGTGCTTTGGCTTTTACTGGCCATTACCACTCTCACCGTGCAGTTGCGAGCAATCTTATCATTCCTGGGTCCACTGTCCAACTGAATTGGGGGGACAAGAATGAGACCCGAGGTTGGCTTGACGTGAAGGTAGACGGCGACCGAGTGCATAGTGTTGAGCTTGTTCCCTCTAACTCTTACCAGTTCGTAGAGGTGGACGAAAGTGTCTTCAACTCCCAAGAAAAGATTCCCGACCTATCCGGTAACTTTCTGCGTGTATTTTCTGTGGGCAACTTTAGCCCCGAAGAGCTTTCGCAAGCGGCGCTTGCACACGGGGCGGCTTCCGTAGAGATCAAACAGGCAGTTAGTGAGCAGCCTGCACGTAAGTTCGAGGCTAAGCCCTTGCTTTCATTCAACGAAATGGTCATGAGTTATGCCACAGCCAAAGAGCATGCTGGCGTAATCAATGCCTACGACAAGGAAATTGGGGAATCGTTGCTCAAGGGCAACTACAACCTACCTTCGGTATGAGACTTCTCAACTTCAAAGCAACTAATCTGTTCTCCCTTGGCGAGGTTGATCTTGACCTTGACAAACGAGGACTACTTCTCGTCACTGGACACAGCATAGACGAGGGAGGCGCAAATGGATCAGGAAAATCAAGCATCTCAAACAAAGGAGTGCTGTGGACGCTGTACGGAAGTACAGCCAGTGGAGACAAAGCCGATGCCGTCATCAACCGGTTTGCCGAAGCGGATGCTACGTGCAGCGGGTCTTTGGACGTGGAGTCTGGCAATGGGGGCAAGTTTCGCATTGTTCGGAGCCGTCGTCCTAACAGACTCACTCTCACTGACTTGGCTACGGGTCAGGACATTTCTTGCAAACTTGAGAAAGACACCCAAGAACTCATCAACGAAATCCTCGGGCGCACCAAAGAAACGTTCATGCAAACGGACTTCTTCGGGCAAGGCAAAGCGGCGAACTTCCTCGACCTCACCCCGAAAGCCCAAGTCGAACTCTTAGAAACCATCCTACCCTTCGACCAGATCAATGAACTGGCGGACGTTACTAAGAAGAACCTCGGTCGTCTGAATGTTATTGCCGCGAGTGTAGATAAGGGCATCGCCGAAGCCAACGGCAAACTGTTGGAAGCCCAGAAGGCAGAGCGCCAACTCAGCGGTTCTGTTGATGTTTGGGAGACCAAGCACTACGCCACGATGGATAAGCTCAAGGCAGATATCGAACAAGAGGCGGCAACCGATCGGATTGCGGAGACTATCCGAGGAATACAGAGTGAAGTAGCGAGCATGCCTACCCGTGAGGAGATCTACGCCAAGAAGCAAGAGATCAAGTTGGTATTTTCCACTTACAATATGGCTATCAAGTCCTACGAGGATTCTGAACAGGCTTGGAACCTTTTCAAAGACTCTATTGTCCGTCATCCAAAGCCTCCCTCTTCACCTAACTGTCCTACCTGTGGAGTCTTGACTTCCATGGACAAGTTCGCCAAGATGGTGTCAGACTACGAGGAAATGAAACTTCGCCTTGTAGAGGCCGAAGAAGGGCTCAAAAATTGTCGAGACCAGCTCAGCGACATGCGCCAGCAGACCCGTAAGCTGGATTCCGAGATTACTGAATGCCAGCAATTGGTTACAAGACATGAGCAGATTGACACCCAACTGGCCCGCCTGGAAGCTGACCGAGCCACCAACAAATTAGCTATACTAAAAGAGAACCTCCTGAGTGTAGAGGCCGACACTAATCCCTATGTGTCCATGCACAGTAAAGCTATGAAGAACGTATCTCTTTTAGTGTCATCACTGAGCCACCAGAAACACCGCATCGAAGCAGTGGAAAACGACAAACGGGCTCTGGAGTTCTGGCAGACGGCGTTTACAAAGGAACTGAAAAACGAGTTCATCAAGCAGGTTTGCCCCTTTCTTCAAGAAAAAGCTACAATACACCTGGAGGGTCTGGGCAATGGTCAAATCAAAGTCCAAGTCAGCACGACCAAAACGCTCAAGTCGAACGAGGATCGGTCAGAGTTTTCTATCTCCGTGGCTTCTACCACGGGAGGCGCTACTTATGATGCGCTTAGCGGAGGCGAGAAACAAATGGCTAACTTCGCTTTTGGACTGGCCCTGGCCGATCTCGCGGAGCTTCAGGTCGATGGTCCAAGTTACTTCATGGTCCTTGACGAGCCATTCGTCTCTCTCGATGCCAGGAACTCCGAGAACCTCGTTGCCTACCTGTCCTCTTATTTGTCAGGTAAGAAAGAAACCATCTTGCTGGTGAGCAACGAAGAGTCTCTTAAGTCCTTGGTTCCCAACAAGATTCAGGTTATCAAAGAAAATGGCATAACGAGGTTAGAATAAAATGTTTAACACGCAACTCAAAGAAACAACAGAAGAACT